AGCTTTGTCCATGCCTTTCATTGGTACTAAGCCACATACAATTAAGAAATGGTTTGATTACGGAATGGGTGATAACTCTCCTATAATTAAATGGGCAAGAGAGTTAGGGATAAAAAGAATAGAAGGCTATGCTAGAGATGGTTGGTTAAAGATGACTAAGAAATATAACTTTAAAAAATACTACACTGTTATAACAAGGGATATATAGTGATGGACTTGAATAAATTAGTTAGTGAACTTACAATTGCAGATAAGATTTGCCTGTATAATACTTTGTATGAAGACTTAGCTTGCAAAGGTATTGACGGTGATACTGAACTTGCCCATGTGAATAAGCAAGAGATGGCAGTCTTACGTGCAATGGGTGGTTCAGGGACAATTAATCCTAATACTAATCTTGTACAGTTTGGTGGTGGTGGTTCACCTCCTCCTCCTCCCCCTGCTACATCTACTGTTACTCAACAAGCCACTATTCCAGAGGAACTTAAACCGTTTATCACTGATATTCTTGAGAAGTCTAAAGCTATTCAAGAACGTAGAGAAGAAGAAGGTTATGTTCCTTTTCAAGGTCCACGCCTTGCTGACTTTACTGAAGAACAACAAACTGCTTTTGAAGGTATTAAAGACCTTCAAGGAGCAGGAGAACCATTCTATGATCTTGCTACAGGTTTGACTGCTTCTAGCGCACAAGCACCTACCTCTGCATCTGTAAATGAGTTTATGAATCCTTTTATTCAGAATGTAATAGATGTACAAACTAGAGAAGCTTTAAGACAGGGTGATGTAGAGAGGCAGAACATAGGTTCATCTGCTGTTCAAGCTGGTGGTTTTGGTGGTTCTCGTCATGCTATCCTTGAGGCAGAACAAGCACGTAATCTACAACAAAGGTTAGGAGATATTCAAGCACGTGGTCAAGCTGCTGCATTTGAAGATGCACAGGCACGACTACAACAACAGCGTGAGCGTGAGCGTCAAGCTGGTGCACAGTTTATGGGATTGGGTACACAAGTACCGGGACAACGGTTACGTGAAATTACTGGACTTGAGGCTGTAGGTGCACAAAAACAAGCATTAGGTCAAGCAGGTATAGATATTGCTGCACAAGAATTTGAAATTGGTAGGTCATTTCCTGAACGTACTTTGCAGGACTATCAGTCTATTGTTCGTGGTTATGCACAACCTATTCCTGCTAGTACATTACAACGTCAGTCTAGTCAACAACCTGCACCATCATTTCTTTCTCAAGCTGCAGGTCTAGGTGCTGCTGGATTAGGAGCATTTAAAGCCTTTGGTGGTAATGCTCAAGGTGGCTTGGTTGGTCTAGCAGAGGGTGGTCTTCCTGCTGGTGGTACTGTACTGGAAAGCCAGACAGAAGCTATCTCTGAACGTGCACAGAATGATCCTCTTACTCAACCAGAACGTCAACCTTTATCCCAAACTCAACAGTTTGTTCGTGGACAAGAGAATGAAGAAGCAGCTACTGTAGAGGAACAACTAAAACAAATTCAAGGATTAGCTTTAGGTGCAACTAATGCTATTGCTCAAGGACAGCGGCAGCTTGCCAGTATGAATACTGCACCGGGAATGGGTGCACAACCAGCTAACTTTGGTGGTAATGTAGGATCATTTGGTTTTAAGAAGGGTGGACTACTAGGATTAAAACACTTAGCCAATGGTGGTACAGTTAGGTTAGCTGTTGGTGGTGGAACAGGAGGTGGTAGTTCTGATGGTACTCAGAAAGATATTATTTCAAGATTAAGTATGGACGAATTAATTAAGGCTTCAAGCAATCCTAATTTTTCTAGGAAAATGGTAACAGATGAGTTAACGAAAAGAAAAGCTGTACAAAAAGAAGGAAGACGGTCGATGCATCGGGCATTAGCACTACCAGACCCTTTCCCTGCTGGAGCAGAAGAAACAAAAAACTCTGAACTTTCTTCTTTTGAAAAACCGGGAACACCTTTAACTAGAGATGTAGCAGATGATATGCGTCAAATACAAAGAAGCTTGCCTTCAGTCGAGCAAAGAAATAAGATGATAAGAAGTTTAGAATCTGAAACAGGACGGCCTTATGGCTTTAATATTATGCCTACTCAAGAAGGAGTTTTAAATAGACTATCATATGCAGGAAAAAAGATTGGTCAAGGAGTGGATTATGCTTTTGGTGAGCGTGATAAAAACAGGCCGGAAAGATTACAAAAACTAGATAAAGATTATAGTAGTATAAATGAAAGACAAATACCTTTAATCAAAGAATTAAGGCGTTTAAAAAGTTTAGATAGACCTGAAGCATTAGCAGACGATGCTGCTATAAGTGGAGAGTCATCAGAACTAAGACCTGATCGTGTTAGTTTTGATCCAAGTCGTGTTCCAACTTCGGCTGTTGTACCTTTTCCAAAGAGTACGGAAACTACAACACAATCTACAGAAGAAGTTTTGGAGAATACAAATATTAACACTATGGATGAAAGAACAGGTGTAGATGATAAAATTGTTGAACAAGAAACAATACAAGATGTATCAATGGATATGGATACAGGAGATAGAGATAGCGATCCTATAGCTATGGGTGATACAGCTAGATTAGAAGCTATATCTCTAGGAGTAGATACAACTGAACCAGTAGCTGGAGATTTTACTAACGTTATTTCTATGGTTGATCCTTTCGCTAAGAAAGAAGAACTTATGGCGAAGATGGAGGACATGACTAAGCAAGAAAGAAAAGATTTAATGGATTTAAGAGAAGGATTAGATCAAGATAAATACTTAGAACTTATGAATTTAGGATTTAGTATACTTGCTCAACCGGGAGGACAGACGTTCCTTCAGAATATTGGTAAAGGTGCTGTAGATTCTAAACTAGTATCTAATCTATCTAAACTTAATGATAAGCAACGATCATTAATGATGAAAGCTTCTTCTCTTGATCGTAGAGATTTAAAAGAAGAGTTGAATTTCACTGATAAACAAATTGATAATTACTATAAAAACAGAAGTCTTGATCTTAAAGAGATGGAAATAGAAGGCATGATTGCTAATACTAAAGATAAAAATTATGCTTCCTTGTTAAGCTTACAGTTAAAGCAAATTAAAGAGCAACGACAAGCTAGAGAAGGAAAATTAAAATCAAACTTAGATTTAGCTAAAGCAGCAACTAATTGGACAGGTAAAGATGGAGAGAAAAATTATGAAAGATATTATAATGATGCAACTAAACCAGAAAGATTTTCTAAAGAGTATCTTGAGTCAGATGAAGGTAAAAGTATTTTTACTAAATCTATGATTCCTTTCTTAGGAAGTAGTAAGTTAAAAAAAGCAGCGCCAAGACAAGCTTTTAAATCAGCATATTACGCTGCATCACAAGAAGGAATTATAGGACCAAAAAGAGATGCTATGGCTACTGAAGCAGCAATAAGAGTAGCTATGGGTGAAAACTAGTGTCAGAACTTTTATCACCACCTTCTTCTAATTTAGCTGAACGATTAGGAATTGCAGATAGGCCTTTATTAAATCCGCAATCTTTTTCCAAAGAAACTCCTTCTGTTGTTTCTGCGGAAGAAGTGGATAGTTTTTCTAATAGACTTGGGCGTTCTTATCAACAATCAGAAAAAAATATAGCTGATAGTATTGGTTTGTTTGCTCAAGAATTTGGTTTAGAAGATTTAGAAAAATGGGCAATACGTACATCTATAAAACAAGATGCTGATATTGCAATGCATGGTCAACCTCAAAGAACAGCTAGCTTTACTACAGGCTTAGATGAGATTGAAGCAGCATATGGTCCTGATGGTGATGTAGGTGCTGCTCTTGACCGTGGTGGTTTACTTTTAAAAGATATGGTAGCTGATGGTTTAGGATCAGTAGGTCTACCTGTAGCTGCTGGTCTAGCTGCAATTCCTGTAGCTATGGCTGGTGCACCTGCTGTTGTTACTGGTGCTGTAGCACTTGTTCTTCCTCTTACTGTAGGTGCTGCTATATCTTCTGCACCTATCTATGAAGAAGCTAAAAAGTTAGATGCATCAGAAGAAAATGCAAGAAGATTTGGTTTAGTAGGAGGACTAGCCTCTGGTCTTTTAGATAGGGTAGGAGCAGGAATTATTCTTTCTAATCTTATTAAACAGTTTGGTAAGAAAGCTATAACGGATGAGTTAGCTAATGAGGTTGGTAAATCTGCTGCTAAAGCTGCCGTTGAAAGTGCAGGTAGAGTTACTTCAGACATTGCTAAAGGTAGTGCAAAAGGAATTGTAGGTGAAGGTGTAACAGAAGGCGCACAAGACTTTCTACAAATGTCTGCTGCTGGTTTAGCTGCTGACAAAGGTATAATGCCATATGATATGGAGATAGCTACTAAAAGATTGATAGATGCAGCGGCACTAGGTTCAGTTACAGGTGGTACATTAGGTGCAGGTTCTAGCTTTGTTTCTGGTAGAATGAAAAGAGATTTAGCAGAAAAAGAATTAGAAGAAAAAGAAAAAATAACTAAGTTAGAAAATTTAGTTAATGATGATGAGATTGCTAAAGTAGAATCTTTTACTGGTACTTTACGTGAAGGTAAAAGAATGAACACTTCTCAAAAAATAAGAGGAGCATTTAGATCAGCTATTTCTCCTTTGCGTGGGTTGTTCGATACAGGTGGAGAACAAGGTGGCAGATTAGTTAATTCTTTAGATAATTATTATGATAAATTAAGTGCTGCTGTAGGTAAGGATGCAAGACAAACCTTCCAAGACCCAGAGACAGGTGAGAATATTGAAGGTTTAGTAGGAGTTTTTGATAGTCTTAGACGCTCAGTAAAACTTCCTTTTCAAAAAGCTATATCTCCTAAAGTTAACAAGAGATTATCAGATGTATTAACAAATAAAGTAGACGTTGACCCTGATCCAAATATTATGAAAGCTGCTCGTAATATACGTGAGTTTTTAGGTACTACTGAACTTGATCCAGACACAGGAAAACCTTTGCCTCCTATTAAAATTACACGGTCAATGGTTAGAGAATTATTAATGAATCCAGAAATTACTCAAGAACAGTCAGTTTCTTTTGGTAAGATAAATCCTAACACTGGACAATTCTTTGTAGATCAAAGAGTATTTGAAGCTGTAAAAGGTAGGGTTAGTCAGGCTAGGTCTGAATTAGAGGAAAGAGTAGAACAATCTCCACAAGAAGAGACATTAATATTTAAAAGTGTAGAGGAAAAATTAAAACCTTTTATAGGAGAAGTTCTTTATAAACCTACAGCTACAGGCAAGTATAAAGAATTAGTAGATGCTGGATCAGATATGCAATTTATATCTGGTTATCTTCCTACAATGATAAAAACTGGTCCTTTAAATAGAAGAAAATTAATACGTATACTACAAGAAGAAGGTTTAACTAAACAAGCTTCTGCTTCTGTAGCTGAAAATATTGAAAGCAATGAGGGTATGTATAACCCACAAGATATTAAACTTAATTTAGATGACTATCGTACTCCAGATAAAAAAATATCTTCTAATACTGAATCATTTGAAATGGGAAGAACACTTCAAGATCGTGTTCGTAATAGGCTGTATGATGAAGGTCTAATTGAAACAGATGTAGAAGGTATTCTATACCGTTATATGTTAGACTCAAATAAAAAAATTCAAAGTCAGAATTTAAAAAAAGTGATACAAGAAACAGTACCTAAATTAGTAGAAGAAAATAATATTACAGCAGCAGAGGTAGATAGAGTTGAGTCTTTATTTAATGCTATTCAAGGTAAGTATCAACCATTAAAAGATAAGAATCTTCAAGCAATTCAAAAATGGACACTAACTGGACAGTACATCTATACACTTCCTCTTGTAGGTTTAACTGCATTGTCTGAACCTTTAATTATTCTATCAAGAATAAATCCTAAGTATGCTTTATTTGGGTCTGCTCAAGCAGGTTATAATGCTTTAGCAAATGGATTAAGAAAAGTCTTTCCTAAGTTACCAAAGACTGAAGCAGAGAAAGCCTTCCAAGGAATAGTACAAGGTTTGGATGGTACACTTGCTGAAAGATTTGGTGATCTTGCTGGAGTAACTGTTTCAAGAAAGGTAAGTAACGCTTTCTTTAGAGCAACATTACTTACTACTATTACTCAGATCAGTAGAGATATGGCTTTTCAAGCAGCTAGATTACAGATGAGAGATGACTTACGTACTATTCGTAGGTATGAAGATTCTGATACACCTAAAACTAGAGAGTTTACAAATGCTCGTAAGCGTCTTACTGCTCAAGGTTTAGTAAAACCAATGGACGATACCTTACAAGATTGGGCGAATGGTTTGTATGAGGGTAGAGGTGAACCTGAACTTATTAGACAAGCTATGTCTAAAACTGTAGATGAATTTATTATGGCACCGAATGCAGTCAATCGTCCTTTATGGATGAGTAATCCTCACCTTGCTTGGGCAGCACAGTTAAAAGGTTTTCTTGCTACATTTGGTAATACTGTAGGCACAAGATTATGGAGAGATATTGCTGTTCCTCTTTCTAAGGGACGTATACCTGCAGCAGACATGATGAAATATACTATTGCGTTATCTTCAATCATTGCTGTATCTATGGCAATGCAAGCATTACGTGATCAAATTAGATATGGTGATGATGCAGATGATAGTCCTTTTTCTCAGTTAGATGGTAAAGAAAAAATTATTGAGGCGCTTCTTCGTTCAAATATTTTTGGTGTAGCAACAGTTCCTTTTGATGCATTAAGTGCACAAAAATATGGATCAAATTTTTATGAAAGTATTCTTGGTCCTACTGCTAGTCAGTTTGCAAATATAGCAGAGGCAGGAGGAAGTTATGTTTTAAGTGATGACTCTCGTAAGTTAGCAAAAGAAATTTCTAATCTTATTCCTTTACTTAGAAACATACCTATGTCAAGAGATATTAAACAAGAATTTGTAGATGCTTGGGAAGAAAGATTAGAAAATTTTAAAGATAGAATAGTAAATTAATTATGCAAATGGATGCACAGTTTCTATTTCAAGTAGGTGCAGTAGTTGCATCTCTGTCAGGTGCGTGGGCATTAGTACGTGCACAGGTAACTGCACTCAAAGCAACACAACAAGAGATAAAAGATTATGTGGATGAATTAAATAGAGAACAGGATGTAGTAGAAAATAATGTAGCTGTTTTACGTAGTCAAATTAGCGTACTTTCTAATATTCTTAGTCCTGATAACTTAGCTAAAGAATATAAACGTAAGGGAATGGTACATGCTCAAATAACTAAGCTTCAAGAAGAAGTAAAATCTATACAGCACATGCATAATGGGAAGCACCCTAGCATACCAAAGGAGAAAGACTATACAGAAAAAGAAGATTGATCTGATTGTTTTATTTTTCTACTCAAAAACGTCACCTTACAGGCCAATGCCTCCATAAGCCTCTAGGAAGACCGTACAGAAGAAGTAGTATATTTTGGGGTATGGGTAGCCAAGTCTATCTCTAACCCTACTCACGGGTCTTTATATGGCTTCGTTTTCTTCTTGTTCCTCTTCAAACCACTTACATTGGAGAAAAATCTTAGATGATCTTGCTTCTCCTAGTATTTCTAAACTTCTAACTATCTCACCTTCTAATTCTGCTATTGACTTAGGAACTTCGTCATCTTTAGCAGTTCTAATCTTAGACAAAACTTCCAAAGCTTTAATTGCACTGTTAGTATGACCATTATTTTTGGCATACGTATATTGATTTTCAATCTCTGCTACTACATCAATATTAGTTTCAATTTCTTTTTCTAATTCCTCTATACGTTCTTGTATATCAGGACGTTGAACTAGCCTATGTCCTTGCGTATGTGCAGACACATCAGAATAGCCAGCGATCTTAGCTGACTCAGTAGCATTCCTATACAGGACATATGCTTGGCAAAACTTTTCTTGTTTAAGATTTAATTCTTTAGTCACAGAATTTTTCCCATGTAAGATTATGGCTTAGTACTTGTCTAGCGGTTTCGTTGGAGAGAGAGTCAGCATCACTGATTAGAATTGGGAATGACCAACTACAGAATGCCGCCTCTCCTCCAACGCTTCCGCAACTGCTTAGACACATCAGCATCAGAAAGCATGTCAACTTTTTTTTCAATTTTATTTCTTTCCTTTGCATTATCTACGGCAGTTTCTAGTTCTTTCTTCTCTGCATTATCCTTACCTGCTTTAAAGGCAAACAATAAGGGTAGTATCTTACCTAAGAAACCAATGATAGAAGAAACTAAAGACAACATTATTTTATTTTCTCAGTCTTACCTTTAACGGTAGGTACTTCTTCTACTGCTACTTCTTTCTTACCTGTTTCTTTTGCTTTGCCTACTGTAAGACTCAGTAGTTCTACTACCTTATAAACTTTTCCTAGAGCAGAATCAGGATCAGGAGTAGCTGTACCTGCAATAACGATACTAGCAATCGTAATAATACCTGTAAGAGTAGAGACGATAATCTCTATATTACTTGTTAGCGTTTCTAGCATAATCAGTTCCTTTCTTTAAGAGTTAAATGTATTAGTGTAGTAAGTTTTATTACCGTGTCGTGATGTTAGATAGACTTGGTTAGCTAGTGTATCATGCTTGGTATAAAACTCTACACCCATATCTATTTGAGGTGCATCAAACAACTGTTCACAATCTTGTGCCATTGCCAACAGTTCTCCGGTAGTCCAAAATTCTTTTTCATTAATCTCTACTTTCATGTACTTAGTTTTACCATCCAAGAGAGTTTCTTTCTGTTCTTCTTCAGATACTTCAGGGACAGAACAATCAAAACCAAATAGATGGAAGTTTCTAAACCCAAAGATATGGAGCATACCAATCGCTCGCATAGCTGCACAAGTACCACCAGTAACAAAGGTTACGTCATCACTTATCTGTATCTGTTCCTCTTCAACATAGTCCGCTTTATTATTTATTCTGTTTTTAATAGCTTCAGAGTAAGCATGCCACCCGTATACGTTAGAGGTTCGTTCTAAAATATATTTAGTAACAGAAGGTTCTGTCATAGATGCTACAAAGAATTTAGTTGAAGGATCAATAGTTTCAAACAAACTTTTACGAACTATACCGTGTGTACTTTCACCCTCAATAGTACGAGGATCAAGTATAACACAACCCCAAGGCTTTATGCCAGCCTCTAATAGTTTAGGATAGCTATGCTTAACACAGATTATCTTGCCGTTCGTTTCTTCTTGTAGTTCTTTTAGCTTATCAAAGTCAATGGACGATCCACCAGAGACAATGATAGCAGCTTCTGAATGAGGGTAGTATTGTTGTACACTATCCCAACTTTTTATAAGATTTAGATTAGCATTAATGTTCTCAACAATATCATCTTTAGGCACACAGTCTTTAGGGTGTACGATAATAGGGATACGCCTTAGTTCAATAGGAATGTCAGGCAAGTCTGCATTGTTAAGCAGTACAGCGAGGTGGACAAGACCACCACCAGATACTTTATCTTGAGATGGTAGAACATGCATACGCTTACCTTCCATCTCGTCACGGATAAGCTTATTAACTCCTACCTTTTCTTGAGATACCGTATGTCCATTCTCATCCTTGGAATAGAAGTCATCAAAGACAATGACAGGTATGTGCTTTAGATTATCGTAGTCACTTTTGATTGTGTCTTCACTATGACCACCATCAATAAAAGCAAAAGGAACTTTCTTTAATTCTTTCTTAGCTTTCTTCAGTGTATCACGGGAGTTACCCTTATGTAGTTTAAAGGTAAATGTTTTACCCTTCTCTTTCATCTTCTCTTCAAACTCAGTGAGACGATCAAAGACTGCCTTGTAAGTATTGTGTTGTTTAATATTTAGTTCAAGCTTATCTGTTTCGTGGGTAGCTTCTTCAAACAAATCGAAACCAATGTAGTGAAAGTTATCTCTCTTTTCAAAGGAAGCCAGTGCCATCTCAATTGCTCTACCACCATTCCATGTACCAATCTCTACAATCTGATCAGGTTCATAAGCACGTACCATAGTAGCAAGCTGACCGTAACGAGGTAGCACTACGTCCTGTGAAAAGCCTTGCTCAGACATGACTTCGTTCTTACGATTACCTTTATAGTGCATCATAAATTCATTGAGGTTAGACTGTTCAAAGACAGCTAGTCCTTTAGCTTCTGGTGTAAGGTTATGTACCTTCATACCATGTGCTGCATAGATATTAATGAACCTAGTCATAATGAACGCATCAGTCCATTCACGATATGCTATTACTTCTCCAATATCATAGCATCCTCGAATGTCTGCAAGAAAGTAGTGGGGCATTTGATAGTCAAGATTAAAACCAATGAAGCCTGTCTCACTAAAGTCAATATCTTTTCTACCTAGATGTACTAACTCTGAGTCTTTAGGAAAGGCTTTAAAGAGAGTATCCTCATTAAGTTTGTTATGAGTAATGACATCTGCATCCATCCAGATTAACCAGCCACCCTTAACTTCTTCTTCAGAAATCTCCATGAAGTAGTCAGTTAAAGCATAGACTTTATGACACCACTTCAGTGCATCCATACGCCAGTTATATTCCATCTGACCATTCTCTGTACCATCATGGTGCTTCATACGCTCCAGATAATTAGTACGGTCTTCAACTAAATCTAAGTCACGGTATTCAATGAGAGGTGACTTAGGAAACTCTGCAATCTGTTCTTCACTACATGAATCATAGTAAGCTACTAGTTTTAAATCTTCTTCCCAATGTTTTACTACTGACTCAAGCATACTCTTAGCATAAGTATCGTAGTTATTTCCACTAAACGATGTTACAAAATTAGTCATATTGTTCACTCATTTCCTTATATAGTTCGTTCCACTCTTTTGCATAGTGATTATCTATTTCTCTCTTGCCTTCCCAGTTCCTGAACATTGGTCCACCTGTTGTAAAGTGTACACACTTAGGATCAAGGTCTTCATGTGAATGACCATCAAGCCAGTTCCATTCTTCAGTTATCTGTCCTATTGATTCTGCCCAATGCATACCATGCAACCAACCTCCGCTACTAGTGTTCACATCAGATACAGTTAGTTCATTTAATTCTGGATTGCCACAGTTAAATAACATAAAGCTTGACCAGTTCTTTCTAAAGTAAGTCTGCTGTAGTTTGTTATCCATTTTATATTTATCATTAGGCTGATACGTATGATGTACACAAGCTACAGAAAAATCTCTATAAGCAAAGAGGTTAAATAATTTATTTATATCATCTCTCATATACATATCACAGTCCATAAATAACGCATGGCCTTGGTGTACATTTAGAAAAGGTACAAGAAAACGTGTAAAACTAAACTCAGTTGAGAAAGGTTTTTCATCAAATGAATCTACCTGTTGACCATCTTTAATTATCATGGTTCTCCAGTACAAACCTGTACGCCTAACACTATCCTGTTTCAGTCTAACAATGTTAACAGGAGAAGAGGCATGTTTGTTTATACTGTACTCAAGAACGTCACAGTAAACTTTTTCTTTAGGATCATAACCTATATATACAGTAGGTATACTACTCATCTTAGTTTCTTATCCTTATAAAAAGGGATGCATCTTACTTTGATGCACCCCAATGTTATATTTATTTTATCTTAATTACTTTAGGCTTTTCTTCTTCAGGTGTAACTTCTTCAAATGTTATAGTAAGAAGACCGTCCTTTAGATCAGCATCTCTTACTTCCATTGTATCAGAGAGCGAGAATGATTTACGAAACTTACGTGCAGCAATGCCTGTTACTATTAAGTCTTCTCTCTCATTTTCTTCTCTGTCTCCTTCGATAGTAAGTAAATTATCTTTCAACTCAATATTTATATTTTCTTTAGAGTATCCGGCGACAGCTAGGGTAAGCTTATACATCGTATCCTTTTTCTCTAAGTCATGTGGAGGAAAAGAACCAAGGTTGCTTGGTAAGCGTTTGAACATATCGTCCATAGCAAACCCTAACATATAGTCTTGGATTGTCTTAGAGTTTCGATTTAGATAACCTATATAATCTCCTTTAGTTTGTAAATTCATTATAGTCTCCTTTGTTAAGCGAGTTAATTAAGTACACCACATTGGTCGTACCGTCTACATCCTACTACACTATAAAATAGTTGTCAAGAAAAAAATTAAGTAAACTTTTCCCCTCTAAACCAACAGACCAAAGAAGATCGTTCACCTTCTTTTACCTTGGTTACTCTATGAAACATAAAGGAAGGAAAGACAGCGATGCTTCCTGTCTTCCTCATGTCCTTGAGGGTAGAGAATTTTTTACTAGCTTGAGGATGTACCCAATCCTGTACCTGAAAGTCTCCTCCTTTAAAAGTATCTTCTAAAGTAACGCTAACCGATAACTTTCTTACAAAAGGATCAGAGGGTAATTCTACTCCTGTGTCCATATGCCAATCATAGAACTGTCCTTTACCATAAAAGGAAACTTGAGGAGTTTCAAAACAATTTACATTAAAGTTCCATCCTGCTTCTGCATTAGCTTTCTCTACGTATAGCTGAAGGATGCTAGTCAGTTCAGGATTTTCTAACCATGCGATTTTATTATTCCTAACCTCCTGCATCTTAATGTCATCACCTTCTTTAAATACTTTCGCCTCTTCTTTATTTAACTCTCTCCCTATGTTCACTAATCCCTTACACAGTTCAGCAGGAAGTTCTTCTTTATAGCAGCAATAGGTATGCATTATACTCCACAACTCCCACCATGCCCCGTGATATCACAAATATCATGTGTCTCAAGACCTTCTTCAAACTCTTCACCTAACTTATCTACAGCTTCCTTATAAGGTACAGATGTTAGTGGCTGCCCACCACGACATGAATCAGGGTATACAGTAAAGCCACGTAAGCGATGTGCGTAAGAGGCAAGAGTATTAGTAAAGTCCATAACAGTATCTTCATTGTTCAGCTTACTTCCCCATGATGGTAGATTAATAGTAGAGGAGATGGACATATCTACATAGTCTTGAACGTCAGCTTGAAACTTCATACGTCTTTTGTAATCCCCTGCAAGATCAAGGGCAGACTCAATGTTATCTGGTTTAGTATCATAAAGATCAATCAACTCCTGTGCTGCACTATCTACTACATACTGGTAGTGCCATCGTGTACCACCTTTTAAATACCTACGCTTATATGATACAGCAAAGATTGGTTCTACTCCTGTGCTTGTACCTGCAAGAATACCAATGCTTCCTGTAGGTGCAATGGCACGATTAGCTACTGGTCTACTAATATCCATTTCGTCAGCAGTCCGTTTAGAAGTATTATCAGTCACTCCTTTATAAACTCCTAACCATTGGTGTAGTTCATCAGTAACTTCATACTTAGAACCTCGCTTAATCAACCACTCATGCATACCCATTAGACCTAGACCAAGCCTACGATTCTTCTCTCGTACTTTATAGACTTTATCATAAGGTAGCTTTGCTTTAAGCGTACCACACATAAGAAATTTAGTAGCTAAGTGAACAATATCTTTAAATTCTTTTATAGTATCTACTCTTCCAAGGTTGACTGAACCTAAGTTACAAACATCTGAATCATCCTGCGAAGTAACTTCAGTACACGCATTACGTAGCGTTTCATTTTCTTTATCAAAGAAGTTAAACGAGAATCCCGGTTCGGCGGTCTGTAAGGCTTGTCGAACATTCTGCTTAAAAGTAGACCCAACATCTCCTGTCTCCCAATAGTTAAGTAACCACTCTGTATCGTAGTTAACACTAATGTTAGTCATATCTAACGGCGCAATAAAGTTAAAGTCTTGTTCCTTAACCTGACCAATATTAAATCCTGTATTACCTACTGGCATATCGTACCAGTTCTTACTTACAAGAAACTTACTTACATCTGCATGTTTCCAATTCATACTGGCATAGATAGCTGACCTACGACTACCACCCTGCATGACCCTTCGGCCAATTTCGTTGATCATTAACATCTTAGGGATAGGACCAGAAGCAAGGCCACCAGTACCTGACAGCACTCTACCTTCTTCGCGGTATACAGAATAGTCTATACCAATACCTCCACCTGTCATTAAACATGACTCACTCTTCCATGATAAGTCTGCCCAATCTTCACGTGTATCTTCTTCTGCTTTTAAAAGATAACAGTTATTAAAAAACTTGTTAGGTCTACCAGCATAGTACAAGTACCTACCACCGGGAATAAATTTTAGATCAGTAATATATTCTTTAAGCTGATCTATCTCATCTTGCTTTAACTGAGGAGAACAAACATCTTCGACCAGTACAGATGCTAGGCTTGCCCATGTCTCACAACCATGATGAGCATACTTATGTTTGAAGATATCCTCACTAAACTTAGAACGGAACATAGGGTTTTCATTAGATCGAAAGGTGGGCATATACTAAACTCCTTTGTTAATATGATCATGTACATAAAGCATGATTATGGCATAGTGGATAATCTTTAACAAGTCCTTCCTATTCTTACCTTCTTTGTTACCGTATCTCTTCCAGTATTTTAAGATGTTACCCATTACAAAGCCTTCACCGTGGCCGCTATCTAGTATTACATCAGTGGCTTGGTACTTACCTTTTGCATAGTGTTCCTTATATGTAGAGGTAACATACTCATGTACCTCATCTATATATTCTCCTTCATCAAATTTAAAATTAGGAAGTGCTGCATATAGTTGTGCAATCTCTGTATCTCTATCCATCTTTTTACTCCTAGTCAAATGTGAGGACGGCATTAATTCTTTTCCTTACGTAGCTAATTTCTTTAGACTTAATTACCTTGTAAGCAAAGGTACGAACATAGTCAGGATCAACTCCTGCTATGTCACATACAGTATAGAAATCTTCAGCGGTCACACCTACAGATGCAAAGAACCAAGCCTTTGCATTGTTTCTTGAGACGATAGACTCATGTGATTCTTTATTATGTTCAGGCTTAGTAGCATCTAACATAGCCTGTAATAGGACACTAAGAAACAGTAGTTGTTGTGGCGGTGCCTTTTGATTTTCTACTAGCTTTTCTAACTCTACCAGAAGGTTTTCTTTTTTTATCATCTAACCAACTGTCAGGTAAACCATCTGATAACTTACAATATTTAAAGCCATGCTTGTTACACCAATCTGCATAAGTTGTTTTACTCCTTTTGTATAGCTTGCTTGCTGGTCTATCAAATACAAACCGTACATCAAGATCAGGATTAGATTCTCTTAGAAACAAATGTTTCTTTCTATCTTCTAAAGTGAACCTACCTTTAACTTCTAAGATTATACCTGACGGTAGGATAAAGTCCGGTAAGTATCTTTTAGATTCAATCCACATATAAGGAATGTAGTACGGTTCAAACTCATACTTAACCTTTACACTTCTTAGATATTCTGCTGTAGTTCTTTCGCTACCTGATCTATATTTCTCAGGCATATAGTTCTTCTACATCAGGTGTACGTTCTACTTGTGTTAAGAACTTTGAACCGTTCGAGTATTTAAATTCTCGTAACCCTGCACCATGGTTAGCATCAGACCAGCAGTCACGTTTATGCTCACAAAAATTACAGCCAACAGCAAGACGACGATTACCAGACTTGCCGTCAGGAATATCGTCATAACACCTATCAGGTAGGATAGGAGACTTGACCATCTTCTTGAGGTGATTGATTCTTTCCTCTGCATTTATCATCTCCATATGATGGACAGGACAGTAGGCTATCTCTCCACTAGATTTATCTATAACTACAAACCCTGCTTCTTTTACATTGTTAGCGTGAGCGTAAGCAGATAGTTGTGCAATGTAACCAAAAGGATCGTCTGTAAATATAGCACCTTCTTTAAACTTTTTAAAGGAGAAACTTGAAGCACTCTTAAAATCTACCAAAACATCATCTACTTTAGCATCTTGATGACCTACAATACCGTCAATCTTTAATTCTTTTTGTTGATCTGTAACTGGATGTCCTGCTGCCTTACACAAGAAGACGAGAAGACTCTCAAGGATATTACCATACAAGAATTTTATGTAGTCATTTCCTTTCAAGCCTTCTCCATCTTCCCTATCTTCCTTATTTAAGTTATACCAAATCTTTCTATCTGGTTGACCAATAAGAGATAGCCTTAAAGTTTTCTTTTGCTTACGGCTTTCAGTAAGAGCAAAGGAGACAGAACGAGTAATCTCTTCTGCTAGTACAGCTAGATCATCTTGGGACACATCCACTTTTTCTTCTGAAGTAAAGAGGGAATATATATCTTCTACCAATGTATCTATTTTTTTATTACTCATTCTGTCTAATCCTTTAGGCTTCGTTCAAACGATAACGTGTATAGTTTTCACCTTCCGGTGTCTTAGCCGTGACTGTATCAATCTCATAACCACGTTTACGGAGAGACGCAATAGATGCTGTAAGATTCTCTGCCCACCCACGTTGGATAGCAGTCTTACGAGTAACACGCATACGCTTCTGCAAAGCGCGAAGAACTTTTTGATCAGTAGTCATTAACTTGATTTCCTTTCTAGTTGATACTCAAACATTTCATCAATCAAATCATGGAAAGAATATTCTCTCTCCCATCCTAGTTCTTTTTCTGCCTTAGTAGGATCACCCAACAATAGATCAACCTCTGTTGGACGATAAAACTCAGGACTACAATTAACTAGGATACCTTTATACTCTGAGTTTTCTTTAATGTCAAACCCTATTTCATTAACTCCTTCCTCTTCCCACTGTAGTTGTACACCAAGATATTTATTAAATCCATACTCAATTAATTCTTTTATGGAATGTGCTTTACCTGTAGCAAGAATATAATCGTCAGGTTTATCTTGTTGCATCATCAACCACATGCCTTCTACATAATCAGCAGCATGTCCCCAATCACGTTTAGCATTTAGATTACCTACTGTAAGGTATTCTTTCTTACCATACATGATATCTATAATACCCTTAACGATCTTCTGTGTAACAAAATTATCTCCTCTCATTGGAGACTCATGGTTAAATAGAATACCGTTGCATCCATACAATCCATAGGCTTCGCGGTAATTTTTTACCATCCAATAGCTGTACTGTTTAGCTATACCATAAGGACTGCGAGGGTAGAAGGGGGTAGTCTCTGTCTGTGGTACTTCTTGTACCTTACCATATAGTTCTGATGTAGATGCTTGATAGAACTTACAGGTATCAATCATACCTAAAGTTCTAATACACTCAAGCAAACGGGTAGTACCTAGTCCATCTACATCTCCTGTGTACTCTGGTATATCAAATGATATTCTTACATCAGACTGTGCACCTAAGTTATAGATTTCTGTAGGCTGTACTTCTTTAATTACCCTAAGTAATCCTGAAGCGTCAGTCAAATCTCCATAAGATGTATGAAAATTTACCTTACTTTCTAGTTGATCTATTCTTTCAAAGTTATTTACTGACGATCTACGAACAAGAGAATGCACGTGATAGCCTTGCTCTAAAAGAAATCGACTGAGGTAAAAACCATCTTGGCCTGAACCTCCAATAATTAAAGCTTTATTCATTTGTATTCCTCTTGTGAATTAACAAAATAACAGTCCCTCTCCACACCTGTTATAAATTCTGCCCATATTCTCATCAATAATATTCTTCAATGAGAGTAGCAGACCCTAGTGCAACTACTTAGAACGGTACATCTTCTCCTTCTTCTTGTTGTGTAGCTACTGTATAACCACCATCTACAGCATCAAAGTTTGATCCATCTCCACCATACGAGATTAGATCAACAACTTGTACAGCCATCAAGTCTGATGCTACACCACTCTTGCCAGCATAGGTCCAATCATAGGTAGAGAATTTAACATTAACCAAACTACCGTTACCTACAAGGCTACCATCCCAAGTATTGTTTTGAGAATCTTTAATAACAGGTGATGGACGAACTGAACCGTCTTTCTTATTGACCTTGCGTTTGATCTTAACAAAGTCTCCACGGTCATCACCTTTATTCTGAACAGCAAGACCTAAACTTTCAACTTTCTTCTTAGAGTCTTCATCCAAACATACATCCACACACCATACAGGTTCATAGGTAGTGTTAGGTGCCGTGATGCTTGCCCAGTATGCTTTACCAGAAATAATATTTACGTCCATAGTATATTCTCCTTTGGTTGTGCCACTCTATTGTGGCTTGATAATTTATTTTCGTA